CGACGAGTGGCGGTCGCGTCCCGACCGCCCCGACAACCACTTCCTCGACTGCCTCGCCGGCTCGGCCGCCGCGGCCAGCCTCTCGGGCGCCGTGTTGCCCGGATCGGGCGCGGACGGCGGCCAGCCCCGGCGTCGCGTCGTCTCATTCGCTGAGCTCCAGCGACGGCGCCAGCGCGAGTCGACGACTCGCTCGCGCCCCCAGCCCTGAAAGGAGGGCTACTGTGTCCACGATCCCCGACGACCTCCTCCCGATGATCGCCACCTCGGCGAGCGGACCGTCCAAGGTCAGCGGCGACGCCGGCTCCGTCGAGCAACACCCGCTCCCCGACCTGATCGCCGCGGACCGCTACGTGAAGTCGCTCGCCGCCGCGAGCCGCCCGGCCCGCGGCGTGAAGTTCATGACCCTCGTGCCCCCGGGGACCGCCTGACGTGGGACTCCTGGACCTCTTCGGCCGACGCCGAGCGCGGCCCGCGCGACCCGCGGGCCGAGCCATCCTCGCGCGCTACGACGCCGCCCAGACGACCGACGACAATCGTCGCCTCTGGGCCCACGCCGACGGACTCAGCGCGCGCGCGGCCAACTCGGCCGAGGTCCGCCGCGTCCTTCGCAATCGGGCGCGGTACGAGCGGTCGAACAACTCGTACCTCGAGGGGATCACCCAGACCCTCGCGAACGACACGGTCGGGACCGGACCCCGGCTCCAGTTGCTGACGCCGGACGCCGAGGCGAAGTCGAGCGTGAGTTCGCGGCCTGGTCGCGGGCCGTCGGTGTCGCCGCGAAGCTCCGCACGTTCCGGATGTCGCGCGTGATCGACGGCGAGGCGTTCGCGATCCTCATCACGAACCCGACGCTCCCGACCTCCGTCCAACTCGACGTCCGACTGATCGAGTGCGACCAGGTCGCCACGCCCCATCCGTTCCCGCTCGACCCGCTGGCCGTCGACGGGATGAGACTCGACCAGCACGGCAACGTCGTCGAGTACCACGTGCTCCGCCAGCATCCGGGAGACCTCGCGTCGTGGGGACTGCCTCACGACTTCGATCGGGTCCCGGCGTCCCACGTCCTGCACTGGTTCCGAATGGACCGGCCGGGCCAGTACCGCGGCGTCCCGGAGATCACCTCGGCGCTGGCCGACTTCCCGGAGCTGCGGCGCTACGCCCAGGCCGTGCTCGCCGCCGCGGAGACCGCCGCCGACTTCGCCGCGATGCTCTACTCCGAGGCCCCGTCGGTCGACGACGACGCCGAGGCGGGCCAGTCGTTCGAGACGCTCGAGATCGCCAAGCGGATGATGACCGTCCTGCCGGCGGGCCATCGCGTCGAGCAGCTCCGGGCGGAGCACCCGCGCACGAACCACCCCGAGTTCGAGCGCCAGACGCTCAACCGCATCGTTCGCTGCCTGAACATGCCCCTGAACGTCGCGCTCGGGAACTCGTCTGGGTACAACTACGCCTCGGGTCGTCTCGACCATCAGACGTACCACCGCTCCATCCGCGTGGACCAGTCGCACCTGGCCGCCGCCGTGATGGACCCGATCCTCCGGGCGTGGCTCGCCGAGGCGTCGCTGGCCGGTCTCTCGACCATCGCCGCCGACGGCGCCGACCCCTGGCCACACCAGTGGTTCTGGGACGGCGCCGAGCACGTCGACCCGCAGAAGGAGGCCAGCGCGCAGGCCCAGCGGCTCGCCAACGGGACGACCACGTACGCGATCGAGTACGCCCGCCAGGGCCGCGACTGGGAAGTCGAGTTCGAGCAGCTCGCCCTCGAGTCGAAACGGCGACGCGAGCTGGGCCTCGTCCTCCCGGGCGGCGCGTCCGCCGCCGCCGGCACGGGGGCCGCGACCCCGACGGAGACCGAGACCGAGACCGAGGAAGAAGGAGGCGGCGATGACGCTCCTGACGGCGAGTAGTGACGCGACACTCGGGCGGCTCCGCCTCGCGGCGACCGCTCACATCGAGTTCGAAGCGGCCGCGGCGACCGGCGACGACGACGCGCCACGCCGTCCCACGTTCGCGATCGTCGGCTACACGGGCGCGCCGATGAGGCTCGCCGGCTACGCCTCGCCGGTCGTCGTCGACCTGGCCGGGCTGCGCGCCCGCTCCCAGGCGATCCCGGTGCTGCGCGATCACGACCCGTCTCGCATCGTCGGACAGACGAGCGGGATCGAGGTCGCCGCGGACGCCGTGCGTCTCGTCGGGTTCGTCACGGGGGAGAACGCCGACGCGGGCGAGGTCGTCTCACAGGCCCGGAACGGGTTCGCGTGGCGCGCCTCGATCGGGGCCAGCCCCATCCGTCAGGAGTTCCTGCGGGCGGGCGAGAAGTCGACGGTGAACGGCCGAGAGGTGAACGGGCCGCTCGTGATCACGCGCGAGGCCGTGCTCGAGGAAATCTCGTTCGTCGCGCTCGCGGCGGACGGTCAGACATCGGCCGTCGTGGCCGCGTCCGGTGCTTCTTTTGGGGAGGGTACGAAGGTGTTCGAAGACTGGCTGAAGGCGTTGGGTTTCGACCCGGCCGCGCTCACCGAGACGCAGCGGACGAAGCTCCGCGCCACGTTCGACGCGGCCAAGGGCGACGGCAACGACGACGATCCCCAGGCGCGGGGACTCGATCAGGTCATGAAGGCGCGCCGCGATGAGGACCGGCGTGTCGGCGAGATCACCCGCATCGCCGCTTCGGCGATGGACTCCTCGCCCGGCCGCGTCGACGAGATCGAGGCCATGGCGCGGGTCGCCATCACCTCGAGGCAGACCCCGGAGCGGTTCGAGCTCGACGTGCTGCGGGCCTCCCGACCGACCGCCCAGCCCTTCGCCGCGCGCGGCCGGGACTCGGCCGCCTCGGGACAGGTGATCGAGGCGGCCCTCTGCCTCTCCGGCGGGATCAGCGATCCAGAGTCGCATTTCGACGAGCGCACGCTCGACGCGGCCAACCGCGCGTACCCTCACGGCCTCGGGCTGCGCGACCTCTTCCTGACCGCCGCGCGCGCCAACGGCTACACCGGGTCGACCTCCTCCGACCTGCGGGCGATCCTGGACAAGGCGTTCATCCGCGCCAGCGGCTTCAGCACGATTGCGCTCCCAGGCATCCTCTCGAACACGGCGAACAAGTTCCTCGTCGCCGGATTCGACGCGGTCGAGGACTCGTGGCGGAAGATCGCCTCCGTGCGGTCGGTCCGCGATTTCAAGCAGGTCACGAGCTACTCCCTCACGGGGGGCATGACCTACGAGAAGGTCGGGCCTGGCGGCGAACTCAAGCACGCGACGGTCGGCCAGACCCTTTACTTGAACAAGGTCGAGAGCTACGGCCGGATGTTCGCGATCACCCGTCAGGACCTCGTCAACGACGACCTGGGCGCCCTCACCGACGTCCCGAAGAAGCTCGGCCGCGGGGCCGCGCTCAAGCTGAACGACGTGTTCTGGGCGCAGTTCCTCGCGGACGTCTCGACCTTCTGGTCGGTCAGTCACGCGAACGTCTCGACCGGTAGCGGCTCGGCCCTCGGCTCGACGGGCCTGAAAAACGCGCTGCAGACGTTCCGCAAGCAGACCGATCCCGACGGCATGCCCATCGGCGCCACGCCGGCGATCCTGCTCGTCCCGCCCGAGCTCGAGATCACGGCCACGGAGCTGATGACCTCGGCGCTCGTCAACACCGGCGGCGCGTCGACCACCGACAAGGTGCCCAGCCGGAACGTCTGGGCGTCCAAGTTCGAGGTCGTCACGAGCACGTACATCTCGAACGCCGCGTACACCGGCTACAGCGCCGCGGCCTGGTTCCTCCTGGCCCGACCCGACGACCTCTCGACGATCGAGGTCGCCTTCCTGAACGGCCGCCAGGCCCCCGTGGTCGAGAGCGCCGACGCCGACTTCGGGACGCTCGGGATCCAGATGCGCGGCTACCACGACTTCGGCGTCGCCAAGCAGGAATTCCGCGCTTCGGTCCGCTCGAACGGGTCGTGATCTCTTCATCGGTCCGCTCGAACGGGTCGTGATCTCTTCATACGCGATTAGGGAGACAGTGCCATGGCGCTTGCTGTGTTCGTTTCCGAGGGACAGGTGATCGACTACACGCCGGGATCCAGCGTCTCGGCCGGCGACGTGGTCGTCGCGGGGAAGGTCGTCGGGATCGCGCAGGCGGACATCGCCGCGGGCGCACTCGGCGCGCTGCGGGTCCAGGGCGTCCACGACGTCGCGAAGGAGGCGTCGGTCGCGCACTCCCTGGGCGACACGCTCTACTGGGACGGCACGACCATGGTCGCGACCAAGACCGACGGCGGGAGCTTCCCCGTCCTGGGGTACTGCGTCGCCGCCGCGGGGGCGTCGGCCACGATCACGCGCGTCCGGCTCGATCCGAGCGCGGCCTGACGACCGGGGCGACGGAGGTCCACTCATGGCGCGCGAAATCTTCCACCGACACTATGCGACGGGGGCGAACCTCTACGCCGTCATCCACTACAAGGGCATGCGCTGGGACGGCTCGACGTTCGTCACGCCCACCGTCGCGGCCCTCGGCTCGGGCGCGGTGGCGCTGACCGAGGACGCCGGCACGTACTTCTATGCGGCGGACGTGCCGGCGGGGATCACGGTCCAGGGCCGCCTCGACTACTGGGTCCACGTCGGCGGCGTGTCGCCGGCCGTCGGCGACGCGGTTGCCAAGGAATCGTCCGTGATCTGGGATGGGGCCGCGGAGACCGCGTTCGACACGAGACACGACCCGTCGGCGCTCTGCCAGGGCGTCGTGGAGGCGGCGACGTCGAACACGCTCACGCTCGCCTCCGGGAACGCCCCGGCCCAGGCACTGTCCGGGGTCGCCCGCGTCGAGATCACGGGGGGACAGGGGGTCGGCCAGGCCGCCATGATCTCCGCTTATGACGTGTCGACCCGGGTCGCCACGATCGAGGGGAGCTGGTGGACGGTCCCGAACACCTCCTCCCGCTACGCGGTCTACTGGCGCTCGAACCACCCGACCACGATCCTCGGCGGCGCCGACGCCGCGGGCCTGGACCTGATCGGCTCGCCCCAGTCCGGCGACGCCTTCGCGCTGCTCTCGCCCTTCGAGGGGGCCTTCCTCGCCGGCCAGGTGACGGCGGCGTCCAGCTCGTCGACCTTCACCGTCATGTTCACGGGCACGGCGCCGGGGGCCGCGGAGCTCGCCGGGGCCTACTGCTCCTTCACGAGCTCGGACCTCTATCCGTGCAAGGTCCAGATCGCGTCGGCCGTCTCGGCCGGGCCGTCGTCGCGCACGATCACGCTCGTCGAGGGCGCGCCGCTCATGCCCACGGCGGCCACCACGGTCCTGATCGGGTGAGGCCATGTCCGCGCCATTCGCGCTCCTCTCGGGTCGATCCCGCTTCCGTCGCGTCAGGACGCGCGCGGCCCCGCCACCGGCGGTGCTGCTGCTGCTCCTGGACCGAAAGCGGCGAGACGTCGTCGACCCGGCCCCCGAGGACGACCTGCTCGCGCGCGGGCTCTACTGGCTGACCAGCCAGCTCCAGTCGCACGCCGCGCAGCCGGTCGTCTATCGACGGGGGGCGAACGACGTCACCGTCCTCGCGACCTTCGGGCGGAAGCTGCTGAAGCTCGACGACGGCCTGGGCGGCGTGCGCATGGAGTGGACCGACGCCGACTTCCTCGTGCCGGCGGACCAGCTCGTGGTCCTGCGCCGTCGGGTCCTGCCGGAGCGCGGCGACCGCGTCATCGTCAGGCGGGACGGACGCACGCGCGTCTACGAGGTCCTCGCGCCGGGGGGCGAGCCCCCCTGGACCTGGTCGGACCCCTACCGCCGGATGCTCCGGATCCACGGGAAGCTCGTCTCGGAGGACTGACCGCAATGATCGCGACCACCTGCCGCGTCGCCGACGCCGTCCTCGCCCGGATCGTGCTCGAGCGGTCGACGCTCGTCCTCCCGTTCGAGACCGAGCGACTCTTCGTGCCGGTCCACGAACTCGACGAGCTCGATCGGCTGGTCGTCTCGATCGTCCCGTCGTCCGCGGCGTCGACCCTGCTCACGCGAGGCGCTTCCGCCCAGCGGGACCACGTCGTCCAGGTCGGCGTCCAGCGTCGGGTCGACCCGACGAACGACGTGCTCGACCAGCTCGTCGTGTTCGTCGACCAGCTCGCGGCCGTGTTCCTCGGCCGATCGATCGAGGTCCAGACCGACGTCGGCATGGCCCCGGCCTGGTGCGTCGCGGCCGGCGTCGACCCGCTGTGCGCGCGCGACCACCTGGACGAGCGCAGGGTGTTCACCTCGGTCGTGAGCCTCACGTTCCGCATGTGCTGGTGAGGGCGGCGCCGTGATCGACCTCCAGACGAAAGACCTGTTCTTCGATCGGGCTAAGGTGGTCCGCGCCCTCGACCGCGCCCGGCTGCGCGTGCTGAAGGAGTCGGGACGACTCGTTCGCAAGCAGGCCCAGCGCTCCCTGCGATACGAGTCTGGATCGTCGGCGCCGGGCGGCCCGCCCCACGTCCACCGCTCCCGGACGATCACGCGCGTCTCGAAGTCGACGGGGAAGAAGAGGCGACGGTCGGTCTCCCTGCTGCGGGACCGGATCTGGTTCGCTTACGACCCGGCGTCGAGCGGCGTGGTCGTCGGCCCCGCGAAGCTCGGCGGGACCGTCAGCGACACGGCCCTCGAGTCCCTCGAGCACGGCGGGCCCTCGACGGTCCTCGACCACGGTCGGCCGCGGCGGGCGAACATTCGCGCGCGACCGTTCATGCGACCCGCGGCGGCGGACGCGGCGGGTCGGTTCCCAGGGTTGTGGCGGGACTCGATCCGATAGTCCCGACCATTGGAAAGGTGGCAACATGGCAATGCGACTTGGTCTCGACGCGAAGCTCTACCTCGACACGTCGGCCACCCCGGCGACCCCGACCTGGTCCCTGATCGGCAACTGCAAGGACGTGACGCTCAACCTCGAGACGAGCGAGGCGGACGTCACGACCCGCTCGTCAAACGGCTGGAAGGCGTCGGCGCCCACGCTCAAGGACGCGAGCGTCGACTTCACGATGCTCTGGGACCCCGCGGACACGAATTTCACGAAGCTGAAGACCGCCTTCATCACGCGCGGGTCCGTCTTCATGGCCGTGATGGACGGCGAAATCGCGACGCCCGGGTCCCAGGGCCTGATCGCGATGATGATGGTTTCGAAATTCACGCGCAACGAGCCGCTCGTCGAGGCGATGACCGCCGACGTGACGGTGAAGCCGACCTACTACCCGGCCATCGCGCCGGACTGGGAGCTCGTGTCCTGATGACGACGTTCTCGGACAACGCCGGGCGCGCGTGGGACGTGGTCGTCCACGTGCTGGCGGTCAAGCGCGTGCGCGCCGCGCTGGGCGTCGACCTCTACCGACTGGTCGACGACGGACTGAAGGGGCTGGGCGAGCTGCTCGCGGACCCGGTCCTGCTGGTCGACGTCCTGTATGTGCTGTGCCGCGAGGCGGCCGAGTCGTCGGGCGTCTCCGACGAGGACTTCGGTCGGTCGCTCGCCGGCGACGCGCTCGAGCGGGCGGCCCAGGCGTTCCTCGAGGCGCTCACCGATTTTTTCCCCGACCGGAGGGCGAGGCAGGCCCTCCGGACGGTGACGCGGAAGGGACGGGAGATGCGCGAGCGGATGCTCGACGTCCTCGGGACGAGGCTCGAGGAGGTCGACGCCGCCTCGACGGCCGCGACCTCGAGCGGCTCGTCTGGCGGCTCGCCGGCATCGCCGGCGTCGACCCCCACCGGCTCACCCTCCGCGAGCTCGACCTGATGGCCGAGGGTCGGCTGCGGTCCGAATGGCGGCGCGCCGCCCCGCTCCTGACGATGGTCCACAACGCCCTGCGGCCCGCCGGCACGCCCCCGGCCCGGGTCGAGCAGTTCGACCCGTTCGGCTCGACGGAGCGCGACGTCCAGCCGATCGAGAAGGTCTCGCTCGCGGACGTCAGGCACCTCCTGATGCCGCCCTGACCGAACGCGAGAGGAGTTTCGAATGGCTGGATCGTCGGACATCAAGGCGGGCAAGGCGTACGTCGAGATCGGCGCGAGGGACGGGCCGCTCCGCCAGGCGCTCCAGCGCGCCGAACAGAGGCTCCAGTCGTTCGGCGCGAGCGTCTCCGGGATCGGCGCGAAGCTCGTCTCCGGCGGCGCGGCGGTCGTCACGCCCCTGTATCTCGCGGCGAGGTCCTTCGCCGAGGCCGGTAGCGAGCTGAACGACGCGAGCGCCCGCACCGGCCTCTCCGTCGAGGCGCTGGGCCGCCTCGCATACGCCGCGAGCATGACGGGCGCCGACCTGTCGACCGTCGAGACCGCCGTCGGGCGGATGCAGAAGGCGATCGTCGCGGGAGCGCAGGGCGTCCTCGAGGCGGAGGCCGCGTTCGCCGCGCTCGGCCTCTCCGCCCGGGACTTGCTCAGGCTGGCGCCCGACGCGCAGTTCCGCGCCGTCGCGGCGGCCGTCGGGCGCATCCCGAACCCCACCGCGCGGGCCGCCGCCGCGATGCAGGTCTTCGGGAAGAAAGGTGGATCGCTGCTCCCCATGATCGCCGACCTGGACGAGCTCTCCGACCAGGCCGAGCGGTTCGGGCTCGTGATGTCGCGCGCCGACGCCAGCGCCGCGGACGAGCTGGGGGACGCCTTCGACCTCGCGTCGGCCAGCGTCCACGAGCTCGTGATCTCGATCGGCGCGGCCCTGGCGCCGGTCCTGACCGATATGGCCCTGTCGTTCGCCTCCGTGGCCAAGCGGGCGATCGACTGGGCGCAGGCGAACCGGCCGCTCATCGCCGCCGCGTTCAAGGCAGGCGTGGCGCTCACCGCCGCCGGGGCCGCCCTGGTCTCCCTCGGCCTGGCGATCACCGCCGCGGGGACGCTGATCGGCGTGTTCTCGGCGTCGCTCGCGGCCGTCGGCGCCGTCCTCGCCGCGGTCCTCTCGCCCGTCGGCCTGGTCGTCGTCGCCCTGGGAGGTCTGGCCGCCGTCTTCCCGGCCCTCGCGCGGACGGGGAGGGCCGCCCTGGCCTGGCTCGGCGAGGGCCTCGGCTCGCTCGTCGCCGACGCCCGAGGCGCGTTCGAGGGCGTCTCGGCGGCACTCCTCTCGGGCGACCTCGATCTCGCGGCGAAGGTCCTGTGGACGTCGCTGCGGGTCCAGTGGCTCCAGGGGACCGCGGCGGTGGACGCGGCGTGGTCGTCGTTGTGCGTCCGCCTGGTCGACGTCTTCGACTCGGTCCGGTACGCGATCGCCGGCGTCGTGACCGACCTGTGGGCCGGGATCCAGATCGCATGGGCGCGCGGCGCGTCGTTCGTGACGGGCGCCTGGTCGTCGATGCTCGCGACGCTCCTTCGCGGCGCCGCCTCCTTCGCGAACACGCTCGCGCCGACGTGGCTGGGCGATGCGCTGGGCCTCGACCTGGACGTCTCGAAACCTGTCGAACAGGCGATCTCCGCCCTCGGTCTGGACGAAGGGTCGGAGGGCCAGGCGGCGGCGCTCTCGGCCGAGACGACGCGAATCGGCCAGGAGAATCTCGACAGCCACACCGCCCTCCAATCGGAGCGGGACGCGCGCTCGAGCGCCCGCCGCGCGGCCGCCGGCCAGCGGTTGATCGGCTCGCGGGACGAGCTGGTCCAGGCCCGCGAGGACCTCGACGCCTACCTCTCCCAGGCCGCGGCCGGGGCCAACGCGGCGCGCGGGGCGGGGCCGCCGCCGTCGCCGCGGTCGATGGCGCTCGACGAGCTCGACGAGGCGGTCGACCAGGGGGTCGCCAGCGCGGCGCGGAAGGTCGACGTCTCGGGCACCTTCAGCGCCGCGGCCGTCGGCGGGATGGCCGTCGGCGACACCCTCGGGGAGGAGCAGTTGAAGGAGCAGCGGAAGGCGACCCAGCAACTCGAGAAACTGAACGAGAAGGCCCGCGCGGGCCAGCTCGTCTTCAGCGCCTGACAGACCGGAGCGTCACGACATGGCCGGATCGATCAGCGAGTCCTACACGAGCCGGAAGTTCACGCTCGGCGCGTCCCGCTCCCGCGAGCTGGTCTGGGACGTGGTCGGGACCGACGACGAGGACGAGGTGCTCACCCTCGTCCTCGGCGAGGCGCCCGCGGTCTACCTCGGGCTCGTGCTCCAGGACGTCTCGGCCGAGCCGATCGGCGGCGGCGTCTGGAAGGGGTCGGCGCGCTATGCGAACCTCGAGGTCGAGTACTCCTTCGACACCGGCGGCGGCACCACGAAGGTCCTCCAGAGCTACTCGACGGTGAGCTCCCACGCGCCGACCGGCATGACGGCCCCGGATTACGGCGGGGCGATCGGCGTCACCGACGACCGGATCGAGGGCGTCGACGTCCCGGCCCCCGGCTTCCAGTACGCCGAGACCCACCGCGTCCTCGCCGCCAACGTCACGCCGGCCTACAAGCGCGTCCTGGCCGAGCTCAGCGGCCGGACCTACAACGACGCGACCTTCAAGGGCTGGGCCGCGGGCGAGGTGAACTTCCTCGGGTGCAGCGGGTCGAAACGGGCCGACGACTACTGGACGATCACATACCGATTCGCCTGCAGCGCGAACGCCACCGGCCTCTCCGTCGGCGACATCACGGGGATCGACAAGCTCGGCTGGGACTACCTCTGGGTGCGATACGCCGACGCGACCGACGGCGTCGCCGAGGCGGTCGTCAAGCGGCCGGTCGCCGCGTACGTCGAGCGCGTGTTGCTGCCGGCGGACTACTCGACACTCCTGATCGGAGTCTGACCCGGTGGCCGATCCCTATCGAAAGGTCCTGCCCGGCGAGCCGGTCCAGTTCTCCGCGTCGGTCTGGAACGCGATGATCGACGCGGCGCGGGGGGCGCGGACCATTGGCGCCGTCGGACCGGCCGCCGGCCCGTCGAGCACATGGCGACCCTGGATCCGCGTGCGCAATGCGACCGACGACCCGGTCGACCGCTTCGGCGTCCTGGGCCTGGGCGGCCTCCTCTACCCGCCCGCCTCGGGAGACCTCCCCGACGCGCTCGCGCTCGACCCGTGTCACGAGGGCCTCCTGCCGGCGGCCGAGCACGCCGGCCGGTTCGTCGTGCTCCTCGAGCCCGCCGCCCCCGGCCAGGTCGTCCGCGGCGCCCACTCGGGCGTCTGCCCGGTCCAGGTCGACCGCGTGCTCGCCTCCGACGGCTGGGCCGACATCGCGATCGGCGAGACGACGCAGCTCGTCTCGGCCGCTCGAGGCTCCGCCCGCATCCTCTGGACCGACGACGACGCGGTCGGCCTGACGTGGGCCGTCGTCGCCCTCGGCCGCTCCAACGGCGACTCGGGCCGCTGGGGCTTCCTCGCCGCCGGCCAGACGATCTCGGGCGCCAGCGGCATGACGCTCGGCCACGGCACCGTGACCCTCTGCTCTCGCGCGGGCTACACCCTCGACGACGACGGCGACTCGGTCGAGGTCCTGAACGCCGGCGGCGAGGTCACGGCGGGGACCGGGGGCCGGATTTTGAAGCTCGGCTGGACCGAAGGCGCGTGGTCGCTCGACGTCTTCCCCTGCTCCTGACTTCCCGAGGACGACGCCGTGGCCAGCTTCAAGAACTCAAACCCCGGCTGCTGTTGTGCCCCGCCGTGGATCGAGGTGCGCGTCCGCGGGTGCGGCGGGCTGTGGCTCGCCGGCGCGACCGTCGAGCTGCGCAAGGACGGCGACCTGATCGCGACGGGTACGTCTGACGCCTATGGGCGGGTCCTCTTCGACGACCTGGCCGCGGGTACGTACTCGATCACCGTATCCAAGTCGCCGAGGTTCTCGCCCCAGCTCACGAGCGCCACGATCCCCAGCGACGGCGGGGTCGTGACCCATGTCACGCTCTATCCGTCCGCGGGCTACGTCTGCTGCGGGGCCTGTCCCGACCCGTACCCGGAGGTCCTCTACTTCCGGTCCGCGGGCGCGGGGACCGTCACGCTGACGTGGGACACCGAGTCCGGCATCCCGCGATGGATCGGGGAGCACGACTACGAGCGGTCGGCCGTCCGTGTCACGTACGACCCATACCTGCCGGGCTGCGTCGTCGACGACGCGACCTGTGACGTGACCGTCGGGTACGAGGTGAGGTGCCCATACGACGCGGGCCTCGGGCCGTCGTGGCTCGTCTATGCCTACACGCCGGTCCGGCTCACGATCGTCGACGACGTGATCGTGCCGCGGTTCGTCTGCGCGGACTCCGACTGGCTGGCCGATTGTTTCAGCGACTGCATCTCCAAGCAGGCGGGCGGCGGCACGGTCGAGCGGATCGAGGCCGACTGCGCGGTCCCCGTGTCGTTCGCGGGCGAGTTGCCCGCCACTTACGGCGGGGGCACGTACGACGGACCAATCGACGGTCATTGTTCGTTGCTCGAGGACATGTCGATCGACACGCTCACCCTCTTCTTCGGCGGCCCGTTCACGGTCTCGGAGACATGATGATCCACTCAGACGACGTGGCCGAGGTGCTGCGCTCCGGCGTGGCCCGGCTCACCGCGCGACGGTCGACGCGGGGCGGCGCCGAGCCCTCGGTCGACCCGTGGACGTTCATCACGACCGAGCGGCTCGCGCGGGACGCCGCGGCCCTCGTCGCGCGCGTCCCCCCCGACGTCGACATGGTGGCCGCGGTGCCGCGCTCTGGGCTCATCCCCGGCGCGATCATCGCGGCGCACCTGCACGTCCCGCTCGTCTCGTGCTCCCGTCAGCGGGGCGTCACGGACCCCGGTTGTGGGGTCCGGATGGAGACGACGCACGGCGCCCTCGGCCGGGCGCCGGCGCACGTCCTGATCGTCGACGACACCGCGGCCCGAGGCCGGGAGATGGCCGCGGCGGCGCGGCGGGTCCAGGCGTCATGGCCGGCGGCCGCGATCACCCGATGCGTCGTCTACTGCTCGCCCCAGGCCCGGCACGCGGTCGACCTCTGCGCGGCGATCTACGACGGGCCTCACTATCTCGAGTGGAATTGGCCGAACGCGGGGCACGGGGCGCTCTGCGCCTACGACTTCGACGGCGTCCTCTGCACCGAGGACGGCCGGGCGGACCCGCTCTATTTGCCGCGCCGGCTCCCCGTCCCGCTCATCGTCACCGGCCGGCACGAGTCGGCCAGGGGCGCCACCCAGGACTGGCTCGACCACTGGGGCGTCCGCGTCGAGCGGCTCGTGATGCGAGGCTTCGACGGCCCCGACGAGTACGACCTCGGGCGGATCGCCGCGCTGAAGGCCGAGCACTACGCGGCGTCGGCGTGCGTCCTATTCGCAGAGTCCGATCCGTGGCAGGCCGAGCGAATCCGCGACCTGACGGGCCGCCCCGTGCTGTGCCCGGCCGCCAGCCGGGTCTTCCCGCCGCGGACGGACGCGCCGGCCCTGCCGGCGATCGCGCACCAGCTGGCCAGCGCGGCCGGCGCACTGACCCGGACCGTCCGCCGCGCCGTCGCCGGCCAGGCCGTGCTCGCGACGGCCGACGCACAGG